GTCTAACTCTTGCTGATATGTTGTATCACGACCTAATAGTTTCTTTACGCCGTATTCAGCACCAGCTCTTCCGTATTTGCCGAGATCTATAGTAGCTGAATTGAATGCACCTCGACCAAAAGCATTAATGCTATCTCCAACTTCAATTGCATCGCCTGACGGCTTAATTGGTCTTAAATATTTTTCTTTAATGAATTGTTTAAAAGACTTCATGTTACTTTCTTTCCGCTTTCATCTATTTATATAAAAAAAAAGAGGAGCCGAAGCTCCCCTTAAAGTTTGCGGCTTGAAACCGTCTTATGTATCCTTACCTTAAAATTAGTAAGGTTAAATTACATAATGTTGTTTACAATTACCTTGCGATAATAAACGTTAGAGTTGATAGCAAGACCACTATCAGCGAAGGCAGTTGCACCTTTTGCAAATGGGTTAGCAATCATGCCATAACGAGTTTTGAAGGCGATTTTTGGCTGGAAATTACCCTGATCAACCGCACGAACCATCTGAAGTGGTACATATGGGCAGTAGAAAAGGCCAGCGTCAAACGCCGAAGCACCCTTATAACCAACAGTAAGATAGTTACCACCGATTGCATATGGATCGATATAAACGCGAAGACGACCATTCAAAACACCAGCAAAAGTGTTACCAGTATCGTCAACCTGTAGGTTGTTTGAGTTAAGAGCAGGAGCGTAATCAAGAACACCAGCCATCTGAAGAGCAGATGCTACATCAGAGGAACAAATTACGATGTTACCCTTACCACGCCTTGTTTCTCTAGCAATCTGGTTAGCTTCTCTTTCAAGCTGGAACATAAGTCCTTTGAATTTCTCAACTGACCAACGACCGTTTGAATCGGTGTCAAGATCAAAGATACCAGCAGTGGTTGTGTTAGTCTGGGCACCAACCTTGGCAGTTACGTTAATAGTACGAACTACTTCACGGTTAATTTCAGAAAGAATTTCTGCTGAAAGGATATTAGAGAGTTCAGTCTCTGCATCAAGACCATGGATAGCCTTGAGATCCTGTGCTAATTCCATCGTGTATTCAGCCTTGAGTGCACGAGTTTTAGCTTCAACAGAAAGTTTCTCAATAGAGAATGCCATTTCTGGGAAAGTATTACCACCTGTACCACCAAGCGACTCGCTAAGAGTAGTAGACATACCCTGAGCCATGTTATATGTATTAGTTGCAGTCAATGGTGTGGTGTTAGTTGCGCCTGGAATAGTTCCAAGATGACCGTTACCGAATGTGTTAGCATCATTGCCGGTAATGCTACCTTGACCAGAAAATGCAGTATTCGATTCATTATAGAATGCTTCATCGTGAGTCTGGTTAGCATATCTTGAACGCATTGCAAAAATCAAACCAGTTGGACCTGACATTGGCTGAACGCCACAGATGTCATATGCAATCAAGTTTGGCATTGAACGACGAACCAATGAAATAAGCACTGGGTCGAAATTGTCGATGGATGAGCCAGTAGCATTAGATGGGGCTTCAGTAAGAGTCTGATAACCACCATGAGCTGCTGATTCACGGAGAGCTTTTTCAGTATTTTCAAGCATAATTGCTGTTACTGAACGGCGATGTGCATCCTTAATTGTTCCAAGAGCATCATGATCAAGAATAGGAGCCCACTTGTTTTGGATTTCTTCAGCTAGATACATTTATATTTTCCTTTCTTAGAGAAATAAATTCAATTATATTTATAATAAATTACTTTTTAACGATTTTTAACGGTTTTTGCTATAGCTTGAGCATAGCGGCTAATTGGGTCATTGCCTAAAAATTTCTCAGTAATTTCGCCTTCAAATGTTTCTTCTTCAATGTTTGAAGAATATAGAGTTTTTGAATCATTACCGAAATAATTTTCTTTAATTATATTGAGTTTTTTAGCAAATACTTCCAAGTTACCATCAAATTCGATACCTTCGGCAAGGGCAGCGAATTTTTCCTGCTGTGTTAGTGCAAGATCAGAGGCAAGATTAGCAAAAATTTGTTTTGCAGATTCTTGAACTAGTACATTTTTTAATTGATCGTTATAGACAATAGCTTCATCGAGTTTTTCTTCAAGACTACTGACCTTATATGTTAGTGCTTCTACAACATCAACTTTTTCTTCAGGAACCGAAATGTAATGTTCTGCAAAAAGATTTTTCATCCCTTCCATAAACTCATCCATTAATTCGTTACGAAGTGTCGATTCTACTGCTACTTCATTTTCTAACATCCAATTTTCAACAACATAATCTAGGTATGTATCAAGCTTTGATGTCATTTGTTCGTTAAATATTTCTAAATTCTCGTTTAATTTTTCTTCATATTCTTCTTCTAAACGAGCAAGTTCATTAGTTACTCGGATATTAACAACTGCTTCAAATAGAGTTGCTGTTTTTTCTTTAAATTCTTCAGAAAGATCTTGACCATTAAATATACTTTCTAGATCTTCTTTCATAGCTGCACCAACTGCATAAGATGGTTTTGCAGAAATAGTTGCTTTGTTATGCATTGAATTGTCACCAACACCCTGATCTTTACCTGCAGAATACTGCATCATAGTCTGAACAAAACCGTTAAGATCTTCAATTGGCATACCACTCATTAGCTGAGTGACTACATTAATGGAATCTGCTCTACCCTTTGGCATAATAGTAGCGGCTGCTGTTGTTTCTTCTTGCATGTTTATTTCCTCTTTCATCAGAAAAATCTCCTTTAGTGTTTAAATTATTTATACTATTTTATTTCTTTACAGCTAAAGAAGTTAGATAATTTTCCATAATAGTTAATCTTTGTTCTTCAATTTTAGACATAGACATTTTACGAAGATTATTACGAGTATTATGAAGTTTCTCTTCTAGCCAAGTTCCTTTTACTGGATCGTAAATCCACTCAACACCTTCCATGATACCATTAACGAATGCATCTGGCGCTGATGGGTCGGCCACAATATCAGCAGCTGTAGAAAGTTTTAAATCTTTCTGTACAACCATAACACCTTTTTCTTCTTTTAAAGACCCCATAGCCCTGGAAGATACACCAACCCGACCGCCAGATTCCATAATACCACGGGCAATTTCACCCATTGGTGTTTTTGCAAGTCTAGCCTTACCAATAAAATTTTTATTATCACGATAAAGTTCAGTAATAATATGGGAAACACGTTCTAAGTTAATTGATGGACCTGATGGATGACCAAGCTCTCCAAAAGCTCTATTCTTTGCGATAACTTCTCTACTATATCTTGATACTTCATTTTCAAGAATTTCGATTGGATATATTCTTCCATTTCGATTTTTAATATCAGCCTGTAAAAAAATACCTTCAATATAATAATCTTTACCACCAGTTTCTTTGGCTTCTGATATTAGTCTAACATCTTCTACTAACTCTGTTATAAGTTTCATTTTAACCTCTATAAGTAGCAGCTGTTGCAAATACTGCTAAATTAGCTGCAATAGTATCTGTTGGGTTTTTGCTAACAAAAATATATTGATTTGCAGGAATTGTAAATGTTCCAGTTGTAGCAGTAGAATTAGCAACTGTAATTACAGCTGCTGAAGTAGCGCTAATAAAAACAATTGGAGATCCATAAATTGTATTTGCAGTAGTTAGTGAAATTTGATTAGCTGTTGGCTTAATAATATCCATTATACTCTCCTAATTTCGCTAATATATTTTTTCATTTTATCAACTAAAAGTTGTTTTCCAATTTTGTTTTTTTTACCAGTATATTTTGGATTTTTATCTTCTGGATTTTCTGTTTCTGCATTACTGCAATTTTGTTTACCATGAATTTCGCAAATGTTTCCAGCTTCAGTCATATTACATTTAGCTTCATCAATCTGATCAACTTCTTCATTGGTTTTCTTTACGCTATCATATCCCTGATAGAAATCATCTTTAGCTTTTTTTATATCAGAACGCATACCAAAATGTACACCATATTGCCGAGGATGGCCAGCTTCTGCAGCAAGTACGCCAGCTTCGTGATGTTCCCCTTTAGATTTCAATTTGGCAACTTCACTATAAGAATTAGCCTCATAAATCTGATCTGTTTCTTCAGTAGCTAATTTGTCAACTGCTTTGTTGATTTTATCTCTACGATTTGCTCTTTTCATTAGAAGAGCATTGTTATGCTTAAGAATGTCTTTCACACCACGTGGATCAACATATCTATTTCTAGTGACTTCTGATTCACGATTACCAAGATCATCTTTAGCTTTCTTTATATAATCACCGATAGCCTTTTTTGAAAGTTCGTCGATTTGTTCGACTTCTTCTT